CTAACCCAGAGTTGGCTGCTTACTACAATGCTTTAGCACAACAACAATCTCAACTAGCTGCAGGTGCTGACCAAGCTGCACAGCAACAACAAGTGTTTGGTGCTGGTTTGTTCGGTCAAGGTGCTGGGTTGTTAGGACAACAATCAGCCTTAACAGCAGGTGCTTACGCTCCATTACAGACTCAGTTAGGTCTAGCAGGTTCTGTAGAGCAACTAGGACAACAACCATTAGAGCTTGGTTCTGCTCTTGGTGGTCGTCAAGCACAAGCTGGTGCTGCTGCTGGTAACTTGTTAAATACAGGAAGTATCTATGCTGGTAAAACACTAGCTGGTATTACAGACCCTAATGCAGCTTTGTTAGGCTCTTATGGTCGTAAGTTAAGCACACCAGGCTCTTCAACTTCAAATTGGTTTGATACCATATTAAATACAAACAGCACAGCTAGTCCTTTTTATAATTCAGGTGCTGCATTTCCAACAGGTGGGGAGAACGAATAATGGCTGAAAGAGATATTGTAGGCGGTATGTTTGGGGTTACTCCTGAGATGTATCAGCAAAATATTGCTCGTCAAAGCTCTGCTGATAACCTAACAGCAGCACAGCTGACACCAGGACAGTTAGCTGGCTTCTATGCGATGGAAGCTGGTACTGGTCTAGGTCGTGCAACACAGGGTTTACTTGGTGTTGAAGACCCACAGATGCAGTTAATCAGCCGTACTAATCAACTTGTACAGCAGATTGGTGTTGATACACCTGAGAAACTTCAGACACTTGCATCAGAGCTTCAGAAGCTTCCTGGCGGCGGTCCTTTAGCTATACAAGCAGTTGATAAAGCTAATCAAATGATAAAGACAGGTTCAGAAGCTCAGACAGCACAGCAGAAAATTAGCCAAGAAAAGTTACTTCGTGAAGAACTTAATACACTTGGTGATAAGGCTACTGATGAAGACATCTTACGAATTGTTCGTAAGTATGGCACACCTGACCAAGTAATGAGAGCTGTACAAGCTTCTATGGATAAAAAGAATGCAGCGGCTATAAAAGCTGCTACAGCAAGTTCTAAACCATTACCAGCAAGTTTACAAAAAGATGAAGGTAAAGACTTAGAGGCTTATGATACTTACGATTCTCAAAAGAGAGCCTTACAACCATCTATTGAAAACCTAACACCTGATGCTCAAGGTGTGCGTAAATTAGAACTAGGTCCAATAAAGAACGCTAAATACGCTGCTCAAAACTTAGCAGGTAACTCAACACCAGAAAGCCGTGCATACGAAGGTTTAAAATCAGCAGTTGATACAGCTGTTAACTTACAAGTTAGTGCTGAAAAAGGTGTACAAACCGACAAGGATGTGCTTAGATTTGCTAATGCTTTAATTGCTGCTTATGGTAGAAATGATACACAAGCTACTTTAGAAGCTTTAAAACGATATAATGATTCAGTAGACAATGCACAAAAGAAAGTAGCAGCTCGTATTGAATCTCGTCGTAAATCACAGAATGTTGAGCCGTACTTCCAAGGTCAAGAACAAACAGCTGTACAACAATCTTCGTCAGCACCTGCTCCAGCTACTCGTGAAGTTGACTTTAATTCATTGCCTAAAAGGAATAAATAATGCCTTTTGATGTCAGAATGCCTGATGGCACACTTCTTCGTAATGTACCTGATGGAACAACACAAGAAGATATATTAGATAGATATAACGCTTCTCAACAACCTACAGCACCTGTACAACAGCCAGTTCAAAATCGTTCTTTACCTGAACAAGTTGCTAGACAGGTAGGCTTAACTGGTCGTGCAGTGTATGAAGCTTTTACATCTCCAGCAACAGCAGTATTAGAAGCTGGTAGAACTGCATACAATTTAGGTGCTGAAGCTGTTGGCTCACAAAGTCGTTTACCTTCTTTTTACACAGAACAGTCAAAATCTTTGACAGCCGCTGGTGTACCTGAGCCTGAAAATGCTATTGAACGAGCTGTAAATTTAGGAACTCAAGCAATGGTTTCAACAGGTGCTGCAGCAAAAGCACTTCCTAAAGTAGCTGCATTTTCATCTGATTTAGTTCGTCAAGTACCCGCCTCTGGTGTAGCTGGTTTAGTTAGTCAACCTGTAGCTGAGATTGTAAAAGATATTACAGGTAGTGATTTAGCTGCAATTATAGCAAGTGCTGGTGCTGGTGCTCTTGGAGCTGCTGGAACTGGAAAAGCTATCAGTGCTGCACAGCAAGCAAAGAATCCGTTATACACAATGGCAGAAATTAAGCAAAGAGCTTCAAAAGCTTATAATACAATGGATGAAGCTGGTGTTGTTTTAAAACCTGAAAGCACAACAAAAATGCTAACAGAAGTAAAACAATCTCTTGATGATGCTAGAATGATTCCAGGAACAGCCCAAGCTCAAGAATTAAATGCTCGTATTGCACAAGTACAAAGCATGATTGATAAAAACGGTGTGTCTTTTACTGCGTTTGAAAAAATGCGTGGTATCTTTAATGATTTAAAAACAAACAGCGATGGTGATTTAAGAAGGCTTGGTGGAGTAGCTGTTAATAAAGTCGACGATTATATCAGTACTGTTACTGGAAAAGATTTAATTGCTGGTCAAGGTGGTATTGATAAAGCCGTACAAAGTGTTATGTCTGCTCGTAAAGACTGGAGAAACGCTAGTCGTGCTTCTATTTTAGACGACGCATTAAATGTTGCTGAGGCAAGAGCTTTAGACCCAAAAGCTTCTGAAAGTGAGTTAATTCGTAGGGGCTTTATAAACATTGTTGCTGATAAGAATAAACTAAATAAGTTTTCAAAAGATGAACAGAACTTAATTAAATCAGTAGCAAAAGGTGGACCATTAGACCCACTATTGTCTAGCCTATCTAGGTTTAGTCCATTAAGGTCTCAGCTTGTAACCGCTGGTGCTATACCTGCTTATTCACAAATGCCAGTTACTACTATGGCAGTATTAGGTGGTGGATTAGCAGCTGATATTGGTCAAGGTCTGTTGCGTAGCCGTGCTGCTAATCAAGCTATTAAACAAATAGCATCAGGAGCTGTACCAACTCAACAGCCTAACTTAGCTTATCGTGGTTTGTTGTCTAGCCCAGCAATTGATTTAGAAAGTTTAAAAGAACCGCAACGATGAAAGCTATACTATACCTTTGGGTAGGTCTAGTGATTGTTTGTCTAAGCTATGTCCCAGCTCACGCACAGACGATAGTTACTGATTCTACTTCTAACAGTAAGACAAAGGTAGAGTCTCCTCCTCCTTCAGCTATCTCACCGTCTATTACAACCATCAATAACAAGATGTGTAGTAGCGGTGTGGCTGCAGCGGTACAGACTCAGATATTTGGTATCTCGATGGGAACTACTGTAAGAGACTCTAACTGTGAAATGATTATTAAAGCTGAGTCACTGTTCAATATGCAGATGAAGACTGCTGCTGTGTCAGTGATGTGTCAAGATGCTGCTATTTGGTGGGCTATGTGGGATGCTGGTACATTCTGTCCAGTAGAAGGTAAAGTAGGTGTTGAAGCTAAGAACTACTGGCTAGACAACACCGCACTGATTCCTACTAGACCTAAGATAAGATGAAATGGTTGGTAGCCTTTCTAGCCTGTATTGGCATAGCACAGGCACAGGTAATACAGCATCAAATCAGTGATGATGGCTATGCTAGAGTTCCACTCCAGTTTGCTTTTCCTTACTACGGTCGTGTGTTCACTGAATCTTATATGTTCAGTAACGGTGTTGTTGGTTTCCTCAATCCGACAAATCACTTCTGTTGTTCAGGATATGACATAACACAGCCTAATCATCCGTTTAGCTTTGCTATTATGCCACTGCAGACGGACTTGATTAACTACGGTCAAGGCAGGTTCTTAACTGAAGGAACTGCACAGTATCAGCGGTATAAGTGGGAAAACATCAGTGAGTATGGTAGTCCAGGTAACTTAAACACCTTTGGTGTAGAGATTAGACCTAGTGGCTTTATTGGTATGCACTATGAACAAATCAATATCGACCCTAGTAGACCTGTAACAATGGGCATGACTGGAGATAGTTCACTGAACCAGTACACCTTGCACTACAGTGGTGCAGGGTTTAATAGAACAGAAAATGTGTCGTATATTACACATTCTACTGGGGATATATGCTTAACAGACCCTCTGTTTAGTCCTAGCTGTGCAGGGTATGCTCAAGCTTATTTAACACAACAATGTGGATTAAATGCTCTCTATGACCCAAGCTGTCCAGGATACACTCAAGCTTATTACAATCAACAATGCAGCACTAACCCGTTGTATGACAGAGGATGTAGTGGATACGCAGAAGCTTATGCACTTGCTAACATTGTGTCAACACCAAGGACAGTTGTTTCAGCACCAGTACTTCAAGTCAGTACAACAGGCACAGTTAGCGTTGAAACTCCTATCGTGTCTGACACAGTTGTCAACGAAGTCATAACGAGACCAGTCAATGCTACCGTATCAGTTCAACAAAATAATACGCAAACTGCAACTCAAACTGCCCAAGCAGAACCAAAGTCGGAGAAGAAGACGGAAGCTAAACCAGTGGCAAAGTCGACTAGAGCTGAAGCTAAGAATGAAGTCACGCAGACAGCACCAGTGATGGTCGATGTGCCGATGCAGACACAGCCATTGATGATTGTCGATATGCTGTTTAGGAATATGGTTAAGAAACCAATACAAGATAATAACAGGAGCTACTATGCTCTTATAATGGGTAGTCAGAAAACACACGAGGAGATGGTAGATGAGCAGTACAGAAAAAGAGATTAGCGTAGCTGGCTTCAGCTTTAAACTCACTAACAAACTCATGGTGATGGTTATCGCTATTGCTCCAGTTGTTGGCGGTGCTTTCTGGGGTGCTTTTGAAGTCTACAATGACTACATGTCTATGCGGTCTGCCATCAAGAGCTATGTAAGTCCTGACTTTACTGACTACGATAAGAAGATAGCTATATTAGAAGAGTCTACAGCTAAGGTCAACGACTACACCAGAGACATCAAGAACGACATCAAGAATGATGTGCGTCGCCTAGAGAAGGTTGTAGAGCAGGTTGAGAGAGACGGTAAACAATTGTCTCGTGATGTTGATAAAGACATTCGTGAGATGCGTAAGGAAACAGACAATAAGATTAAAAGAGCATTAGATAACCCATTGGCAAACAAGGAGTAAGTATGTTTTCATTAATTTCAACACTAGGTGGATTGTTAGTCTCAGGACTACCTAGTCTATTAGGTTTCTTCCAAGACAAGTCTGACAAGAAACATGAGTTAGAACTAGCTCAGATGCAGACTGACAGAGAGCTACAGATGATGGAGCGAGGGTTCATTGCTCAAGCCAAGGTAGAAGAGATTCGTACAGACCAAATCATGATGGAAACTGACTCTGAGATGACCAAGGCTGCCTATGCACACGATGCTAAGGTGCTTGAGAGAGCGTCTCCTTGGGCTTCTACATTCGTTGCTACTGTTCGCCCTGTAGTGACTTACTTGTTTGTGGCTGAGTTGTTCATCATCAATATCGGTATTGGTTGGTATCTATTCACTCACGGTACTTTGATTACAAGCGTTGATGACTTCCTTAGAGCCACTGACATGATATTCAGTGAAGATGAGATGGCGATGCTTGGTGCTATCATCGGCTACTGGTTCGGTTCTAGAGGCTGGTCTAAGAAATGAAAGTAAGTCAAAAGTGTATAGAACAGATTAAGAAAGATGAGGGTGTCCGTAACAAGCCTTATCAATGTCCTGCACTTTTATGGACGGTTGGGGTTGGTCATGTTATTGACCCCCATCACGCTAAAGTTCCAATGGCTGATAGAAAAGCACTCCCTATTCCTGCAGGTTGGGATAGGATTCTAACTTCAATAGAGATAGACGACATCCTTCGTACAGACCTCAATAGGTTTGAAGCTGGTGTCTTGCGTCTTATTAAAGTGCCCTTGACTCAAGGACAGTTTGATGCCTTGGTGAGCTTTAGCTTTAATGTAGGCTTAGGTAACTTACAGAACTCTACATTGCGTATGAAGCTCAATAGAAGCGAATACGACGCTGCCGCAGAGCAGTTCCTAGTCTGGACCAAAGCTGGTGGTAAAGTGCTTCCTGGCTTAGTTAAGAGACGAACCCACGAGAAAGAGATGTTTGAGTCTTAATATTACCGTTCGGGAAAGTTTGCTTAAATATTGTGCAAATAACAGCTTTTATTACCGTTCGGGAAAGTTTATGCAAATCCTCTTTTGAAAAGTGGAATTACATGAAAACCAATAAAAATATCCTTATAAATCAGTAAACCGATTAACTGTGTAAAAAAAGACAGCCCCGAAGGGCTGCCATAAAGGTCTCGGAAGGAGACTACACAAGGAAACTATTTAACAGGACAAGCTCCTGAAGCACACTCATCACCGCCATCAAAAGATGCTTCATCAATCTTGGTGATTAGTTTAGTCTTAGATACTAACTCATCATAAGCTTCTTTTGTTATCTCTTCGTAAGGTGCTTGCTTAAAGCCATGCTCACTGTGTAACAAGAAAGACAAAGACTTATGATTGTTCTTGTAGTTCTTAGCTAGATACTTTTTAATTTCAGGTAACTCTTCTTTACGGTAGTAAACAGTACAAGACACAGAGTTATCACTCCAAACTTCCTGTAACCATTTAACTGTCTCTAACTGAGAGATAGCTGTCATTTCACTAGCTAAAACAGTTCCGTCTGGATAGGCAAAAGGGAAAGACACGACAACAGTGCTATGGTCTTCAGAGCCATCAAAGTTCTGCTGATACTCTACAGGATAGCCATGCTCACGACATACATTAACCAACGAATGGTCGGCTGAGATGCGGATACGACGAATCATATACTGAGCGTAAGCAGGATGACAACCTGGAGTAACACCTGGCAACAAAGACAATGTACCACTAGGCTTAACAGTTGTAATCTTTACTGATGTCGGGAAGCCGTGCTCTTCGCTATACTTATTGTCAAAGTAACGAAGTTGTGTATAAGCAGGTCTTAACCAAGCTTTTTGTTCTTCGCTTGCTTGTAGTACACCTGTAACTCCAATACCCATCCGCATATTCTTATGGACAATATCAGCTGTCTCATCTAAGTGACAAGGTAGAGCTAAAGAGTGCTTGTTGATGCGGTATAGCAACTGACAGATGTCTACAAACTCTTCGTATGTTGACACATTAGGAAGCCATACTTCAGCCAGACAGCAAGTCTCATAAGCAGCTAGTGATTGTTCTGCACATGGGTTGTAACCTTGAACATCAGGGTCTGGATACTGTGTCTCACCTAAACGACCCATCTTACGACTTAGTTTAAGATTGATTAAACCGTAGGGTTCTCCCTTACCTTCATAACCATCCCAGAAGTACTCGTGCAAGTCTTTGATGTCGTTACACACTACTGAGTTGTTAGACATCGCTCTCCATGATGGAATGTTACCCATGTCCCAACGCTTTGCTAACAAGTATTCAACATCGTCAGCATCACCAATAGCAATCTGTGCAGAGCGACGCACATTACCAGCCACGACAACAGCACCAATAATGTTCATAATATCTAAGCAGTCAATAGGGCGGAGATTACGACCAACTCTCTTCTCTAACACTTCACTAATCTTATTAATACCCCAGCATAGGTCTTCTGGACCACTAGCTGTACCACCAAAGCCTTTGATTGGAGCACCCTTACCACGGATGTTCATTGTAGAGAAAGAGAATGTACTCTTCTTGTCGCTTAGAAAAGCTGCTTTAAGCGTTTTACCGAGAAGTGCAACCCATCCCTCCCTAGAATCAGGAACAATAAAATCAGCATCGGCAACATCAAGGCGAGTCGGAGCAGAAAAGCTGGGATTAACAATAGGTAATTTATCAACATTAACTTTCTGAATATTATAACCAACACCAGAGCCAAGCATTAACATATCCATCGCCCATGTGAAAGGACGAACAGGCTCATTGATAACAGTAAAAGCACAGTTTTGAAGACTGGCTAGACCTAACTTGTCTACAGTACCTGTCCCCATTTGCCAAAGAAATCGACCAGCAACAGTGCCTTTCAATTCCATTAAGTATTTTTTCAATCTTTCATTTTCTTCTTGTGTAAAACCAACATTCAACTGCTTGTTCGCTGATGTGATTACACGATTCACTGTGTCTTCAAACTCTTCTGTAGGGCTATTAATATCTGCTTCGTTCATACGACGAGCATAAGTTCTTTTATAAGTAATGTACCCAACGGTACTAAACGGTGTGTTAATCATTTTTATCCTTTTCGTGTTCAACTCTGTGACAATTTGCACAAAGTAATATGCATTTGTCCAGCTCCTTTTGTATTCTTGTCCAACTGTAGTGTAGTAAACTTCCTGGGTCTGCCTCCTTCTCTTTCATATCAACATGGTGAAAATCATACACACATAAGTGGTCTGTGACTAAACCACAATGTCTGCATTCACCGCCTAAATACTCTACTGCTCTTGCTTTGTTTGCTGCTCTTGTTTTCTGCTGTTTTAGTTTATTGACTGAAGCTAATTTAACTTTATGAGTCTGTCTATACTCTCTCATATAAGCTTGTTTATTAGCGATTCTTTCTTCTTCGTTAGCGAACTTCTTTTTCAAGACTGTCAGCCCTTTCTTCGATGCGGTCGGAGAACTGTTCTACAATGTCTTCGCTAGTGATGTTTAATAGCTCCAACAAGGTTATCTCATCAAGCTCTATAAGTCGCTCTTTAATCTCGTGCAGTAATAACGGCATCTTTTTCTTTCTTGATGAGGTATTCTAAGTAGTGCTTGGCTTTTTCTAAGTCTTCCACACCATTCTTATATTTATAGCGTAACAAGTATTTTAACACATTTCCAGAATAATAGCACAGCTCCCATTCGTCAATGATTTCCCACGGTTGAATTGCTCGTTTGTAATGGTCTCCAGCTATTTGACGAGACATAACATCACCTGCGTCTTCACTACCTTCAGCATAGGCTTTATAGACCTTCTTAGTGTTCTCAGCCCATGCTTCGTAAGTATCTCCTAGGTTAGGCATCGCTACTGGTGATGAATACATATTATGGTTTCCGCTCATCAAGCAACCCCTTTGATTTTAATACCTTTTTTAACCGCTGTAGTCCCTTGACTCCACGAACCGCAATCACGGCATTGATACCTCTGGTATGTTCCTGTTGTTGCCAAAGAGAATCCACGCTTCTGTATCTTCGACGAAGCACAGCTTGGGCATACATGATTGTCCGTATTAAGATTGTGATTTGGAAGCGATTTAATCCAAGGAAGAAGCTTATAGTAAAGCTTCTCCAATAAGATGACATCCTGGATGTTGTACTTTTCCATACGACTCCAAGCTGCGTTATCTTTGTCCATACACTTAAGCCAGAGTTCAAATCCTTCATGTTCTACTTTCTTTCCTAATCCTAGTTGCTGTGAGACATAATCTAGTTTGTTAGAAGTAAACCTAAAGTTGCTCCTAACAGTACGCAGTAAGTCAATCTTCTTAGAAGGAGATGGTGGATTAAGATTATGTAAGAGAAATTCCTTGTTGAGAATAGGTAGGTCGAACTTATTGCCATTATAAGTAACAAGACCGTCTGCTTGGTCGATAAGTCCATGTATACCTTTCAGCATCTTCTTACGAGATGATTTATGGATTGAGTCAAACACAACTTCTTTATCACCGAGCCACTTGGCACAGTAACAAAGAACTTGCGATGAATCTATCATTTGATTGATGCCGATGTTCTGGTCGAATAAACCCCACACATAGGCGGAGTTTGGACTTGTTTCAATGTCAAGCAATAAGATTCTCATTTAACTTTCTTCTCCCATTGATAGACAAACCAAGGACCTACAACTTCTAGGGCATCAACGACTTTCTGAAACTGTTCTAAGTCTTCCTGTCCCCAGGTCTTTTCTTTAATGTCTTTCTTTAGTGCCTTTGCTGTACCAATAAGACGAGCTGCAACAATCTCATCACAAAAGTCATTGTCAACATCTATTTTAACTTCATTCATAATTTACCCCGCCATCATGTCAAATAATACTTCAGCATCAATCACCGCTAACGGTGCTCTGCCATTCTGTTTAATAATCACGATTGGTTCGTACTTACCGTGGGACTTTGCTTGGTCGTAGTAGTTGTAAACCGCTACCTTAGCTAAAGACTTGCATTCAAACACTGCTGGTATTTCTTCCTTAGCTGCTTGAGACATCACGACATCTTCACCGTGAGAACCCATTGGACAGCTTCTAAGGTCAAGCTCTGTTAACTGTGGATACCTTTCTAACAGTTGCTTTACGACCCATTTTTGTAAGTTTCGTCCTTTCGACTTTGCTGATTGTGTCTTCACGAGCTAGTACCTTTCT